TGTTGGTTCATTAACATCTCCAAGTTCTGCAACACCTACTAACCAAACAGTAATAGGATACAATGCAGTAGGACAAGGAGATAATTCAGTAACACTTGGTAATAGTTCTGTAACTGATGTTTATATGTCAGAAGATAGTGGTGCTAGAGTTCATGCTAGTGGTTTAACATTAAAAGGTCAAAGTAATCAGATTCTATTACATGATACAGATGAAGGAGATGCTAATGATTATTTTAGAGTTGAACATGATGGTGGAGCATTTAGAGTAGACTTTTTCGATCATTCAACCTCAACAAATAACAGTAATCTATTAACTGTTAGTAGCTCTGGTAATGCTTCTGTTCTTGGCACATTAAGTACTAATGGAATTTTATTTCCAGATAGTCAATCTGCAAGTTCAGATGCAAATATGCTGGATGACTACGAAGAAGGTACGTGGACTCCTGTTTTATCAGATGGTACAAATAATTTTACTATGGTGACTAATAACAATGGAAATTATACAAAAGTTGGAAGAGCTGTTCATTTTAATGCTGAATTTGGCACAAGCAGTATAGGTTCTGCGAGTGGAGCATTACTTTTAACAGGATTGCCATTTACTTCAGCGGCAGTCAGTACCTCAGAAGGATGTTGCAATTTTGGTTTTATAAGAAAGTTTGATTATTCATCAAATGCTATTCAATTAAGTGCTATGGTAAATGGTGGTGCTACCACTATTAGCTTTTTTGAATCAGTTGATGATACTAATGAAGTTACAGTACAATGCTCACAAGCTGATAACACAGGCTTTTTTATGAGAATTAGTGGAACATATTTTGTTTAATTGGATAATTAAAAAGGAAAAATAATATGGCTTTAACAAAAGTAGAAAAAGATGATTATGAAGTAAGAGGTGAGTACAAGCATATCAATGTTCGTACAAAAACATCTATTATGGAAGATAATGCAGAAATCTCTTACAAGTATCATAGAAAAGTATTAACACCAGATATGGATGTATCTGGAGAGTCAGCAGAAATACAGGCTTTAGCTAATGCTTTATGGACAGATGAAATAAAGAAAGCATGGGCAGATAAACAAGCTGAAGAAGTTTAACAAAACAGGAGTCAAAAATGGCTAAAAAAGAAAAAGAAAAGCCAGTCTTGAATCTAGATGGGAAAGAATACATCATTGAGGATATGACTGATTTACAAAAAGAAAAAGCAGGGGAAGTAGCTTTGTATCAAAATCATGTAAGTGATATACAAAACAAGCTATCTACTAACTCTTTTATGAAACAGCAATTAGTTGAGTGTGAAAAAGTCTTTGTAGACAAACATCAAAAAGGTGTAAAAGAGCTAAAAAAGATGCTAGAAAATGATCATTCACCACATGATATGGGAGATGAAACAGACTAATGATTGTAAGGAAATGCGCTCAGGATTTTGATGTAGTGATTCATTTAAATAATAGAAAAGGAATGACAAAGAAAGTTGCGTTGGCTGATGGAACTTATACATCAATTACATATCCTAATTCAAAAAAGTTTTTTCTTTGGGTAGATGGAGAGATTGTAAAAAAATCTGATTCATTTAAAACTATTGAAGAAGAATATGTAAAAGAGGTTGCTAAAAAGACACCTCTTGGTCAAGGGCGCATTGACATTGTAAAACATAAATTAATAGATAATAAGGTAGTGGCTAGATGAAATCACCATTAACAAAATTAGTACAATGGCAACTAAGAACTGGTCAGCTAGATGGATGGACAGCTTATCATATAGGTGCTGGAGCTTTTTTTTGTAAAATATTTCAATGGTTAAATTTTAGCGATTTATGGTGCGTTTTAGGTGTGTTAATACTTGGTATAGCTTGGGAGGTTTTCGAGTGGATAATAGAGAATTATAAGCCTTATATTACTAAAGAAAAGTGGGCATACAATACAATGGCTGATATTATAGTAGAAACAGGCATAGCTTGGTGGATGGTACTATGAAGAAAAAGAAAAAAATAACAGAGCCAGTTATAGTAATTGATTACTTGCCTCTAAAATATGCTTTTGTTATGAATAATTTAAAATCAAATAACTCAACTACAACGCAATATATAGAGGATGAATGGATACAAACACAATAATAGAAGCGTATGGCGAATTAGGGGTAATTGGGATATGTATGTTGCTTTTTGGTTTCATGATTACAAATTTAATTAGAGAAAATAAATCTCAAACAACGCATATAGATGAAATACAACAAGACTTATCAAGTATGAAATCAGAATTAAGTAACACTATGAACATTTGTGTGAAATTAATTGATTCTGTAAATAGCTTTAAAAGTGATGTAAACGATAAGCTAGATCGAAGGCATGAAAACTTAATGAAAGAAGTTGATGACCTAAGTGATAAAATTAGTTATTTGTCAGGTCGTATTAATGGTGGTAAACATTAATGGCTGACCCAAGACTAAAAAGATTTGGTTTAAGTGGTTATAATAAACCTAAGAGAACACCAAGACATAAAACAAAATCTCATGTAGTATTGGCAAAATATAAGAAAGGTGGTAAAACTGTTACTAAGTTAATAAGATTTGGACAGCAAGGTGTTAAAACAAATCAAACAGTTGCACAAAGAATGGCTTTTAAAAGTCGTCACCGTAAGAACATTGCAAAGGGTAAGAGTTCAGCCGCTTGGTGGGCAAATAAAGTTAAATGGAGTCCTAGTAAAACTAGAAGGAAATAATGGATACATTAAGAGTTTTTTCAATCAGTACAGCTAATTATTTTATCAATATAAGTCAGATAAGTGAATACCTACAGATTGCTGTAAGTATCTTATCTATTATAGCATTAATACTAACCATTAAAAAGGAGAGATAAATGGATTTTAAAAAAATGTTAATGGAAATGGCAGAAGCTCAAGCAGATAAAATGCAAGAGGAAGCTATGAAGCAAATAGAATCAGATGAATTTGCAGATATGTTAGCAACTAAATTAAATCAAAAAATTGACATCCCTTTTGTAAGTGAAGAAAAAGAACAAGAGTTTTTTGAAAAAGCAATGGATTTACTTACAGATATTTTAGGTGGCTTTTTTAGGAAGAAGTAATGATTGATGCACTACAAATGATGCACCTGATAAAAAACACATTGGAAAAAATGGGTTCTAAGTTTGCAAGTCATGAAGCTATGATGCTTATATATAGAACTGGTTTGGTTGAATCTAAATATAAATACCTTACTCAGAAAGGTTCTGATATAGCTCGTGGCTTCTGGCAATGTGAACCGTGGGTAGCTGTAAGTTTATGTAATGATTATTTAAAGTATAGAAGTCAGTTAATGAAAAAAGTAGCTGATGTTTGTTATTTAGATTGGAAATACTTTACTGATCCAAATGAAGAAGATTGGAAACAAATACTCACAACTAATCTTACTGCTGGTATAACAGCCTGTCGGCTTCACTATTGGAGATGCCCAGAGAAATTACCTGAAACATTAGATGATCAGGCTAGATATTGGAAGAAATGGTACAATACAGAAAAAGGAAAAGGGACAGTTGATCATTTTAAAGAAATTGTGATCAAGTATGAGTGATCCAATAGTTCAGGATGTAGATGGAAATATTATAGGTTGTAAGCATTGTGGTAGTAGAGATATTAGAAAATTTGGTTTTCTTTATAGGGCTAAAAGTAAAAAACAGCAGTATATGTGTAATAATTGTGGCAAAAGGACAGTTGCACCAATGATTTTAGAAAAAGCACAATTTGTAAAGGAAGTATCTGATCCTGAATTTATGGCTATTGAAGATTTAATAGAACATAGAAAGAAAAAATATTCTATTCAAATCAAAGCAAAAGAGTCTAAAACTTTAATAAATATAGACATTAAGAAAAACGGTCCTATTGGGATATGTCATTTTGGTGATCCTCACATTGATGATGATGGTACAAATATTGCAGAAATTTATTCTCTATGTAATCTTATAAATAAAACAGATGGAATGTTTGCTGGTAATTTAGGTGATGTTCAGAATAATTGGATAGGTAGACTGTCTTTCCTACATGGACAGCAATCTGTTACAGCTAAAGAATCATGGAGGCTTACAGAACATTTTGTTAATAGTGTTAATTGGCTGTATTTGGTAGCAGGAAATCATGATGTTTGGTCAGGTGATGGAGACCCTTTAGATTTTATAATGAGGGGACATCAAGGAGTATATGAGAAATGGGGAGCTAGATTAAATCTTAGGTTTCCTAATTCAAGGCAAATAAGAATAAATGCTAGGCATACTTTCAAAGGGTATTCAATGTGGAATACAGCACATGGGGTAGCAAAAGCCGCACAAATGGGTTGGAAAGATCACATCTTAACTTGTGGACATACTCATGTTTCAGGTTATCAAGTTTTAAAAGACCCAGCTTCAGGGTTAATTTCTCATGCCTTACAAGTAGCAAGTTTTAAAATTATGGATGGATATGCAGATAAGTTAGGATTAGATGATAAAAACATATTTAATGCACCAGTTACAATTATTGACCCTAAGTATGATGATCATGATAATAGGCTTATAACAACAATTTTTAATCCCTATGAAGGGGCAGAGTTTTTAAAATGGAAAAGATCACAGAAATAGATACTAGCAGAATGGACTATAATGCTTTTGATATTATTATGAAGTGTAAAGAATTTGCTGATAGTGTAGATATTTCAAATATTATTTTAGATAATACAAGCATTGATGAAAAAGAACTTTTAATAAAATTAATTGAAGGAGTTAGAAGCTTAGAACTTCAAGTGATAGAATATGATCCTTTACCAAAACCAGAGGCAGAAGCATGAGTACATATTTTGAAAGTTATTGTAATACAACATCAGACCTTACCTTTATTGAGCCATATATAGGTGAATATGATGGGAAAAAAGTTTTAGCTAGTAATTGGGTGGCTTCAGGAACATCTCACCTATATTACCTATATAATACAGGAGATGCTAGTGGGCAAGTTTACAAGGATGGAAAGGAATTAACATCTACAACTAATGAACCAAGTTCAGATGACAATTATAGATATACCGCAAGTACAGATTTATTAGAGTATTATTTTCAAGGGACAAGTGTTAATAATTTAAATAGTAGTGTATTTGAGGCATCTAGAGACTGGAGTGATTTAAAGACTGAGGCTGTAAAACGTGCTAGTGACTTTGTTCGCAGTTTCCTCCCATTCCCAATATACCCAAACAAAGGAGTTGGCACAATGGATGCCTCAAGTTTTAACTATCCTGAAATTATAGTTAGATGCACTTCTATTATAGCCGTAGATAGTTTAGTAAGACCCTATGATGTAGAAAAGGCTGATCAGATTAGATCACAGGCTATAAATGATCAGGGAACTGGCTTATTGGATATGCTTAGAAAAGGTGAGATAACTCTATATCAATCAGAAGATGAATCAAAATATAAAGGCATTTTAAGACCAGTTTCTATTAATGCAAATACAACTGGTGGTATTGCTGATGTAAGAGGTAGGAGTTCTTACCCGTGGGATATTATAAAAATTATTATTAGTTCTGGTGGTACATTTACAGCAGGAACAGAAAACACAACGGTGAAATTTAATTCTTTTATAGGTAATGAAAATGGGCTGAAGCTAGAGCAAATGGCTAATGATGAAATAATTGATGGATATTGGCAACTTGTAGGACATGATATGTATGTAAGGTTTACTCCGGGATTATATACAACAGGCGATGAATTTGAATTAGAAGTTAGTGGTGAGCTAGATCAATCATTTACTCCTATTAAATCAGTAAGAGCAACGAGGTATTAATGCCTACAGATTTTGTAAATATAGTTTTTGATGAAATACTAGAAAAGTTAGCTACTATTATTAATGGTGAATTTAATATTCCTGTATATTATGATGAACATAAAGGGAATCAATCATTTTTGCTAACTCCTGAATCAGATGATTTAGTTACCAATGTCAGTAGTGGGATGCAAAGACAGTACAATATTATAATTAATTATGAGCTAAAGTCAGGTGGTAAGTACACTAAAAACACTATCAAGCAAGTTTCTAATGTAATGGAAAGACTAAAAAGATTAGTATATAATGAAAAAATACAAAGCACAGGAGCAGAATGGTTTGATGCTCAAATTACTTCAGTTACTTATGAAATAGATGAAGATGATAAAACATTAATAAAAGGTGTAGCAAATTTTAATTGTCAAAACATGGAGATAATCTAAAATGGACATAAAAGCAAGGGATAATAAATTACATAGAGTTAATCCTAATGGGGTTAAGTGTGATAAAGGTGATCTGGACAAACTCAGGGCTGGATTGACTGTAACAATGTCTGAGGAAGTTGCTCAAGAGCTACTTGATATGGGAGTTGCCGAGCAAGTAACAAAACAAAAAAAGAAGAAGGAGGCTAAATAATGGCTGATACAAGAGTACTCCCAGTAAGTAGTATAAAATATGGTTTAAAGGCAGAAACTAGCTTTGGAGTAGGATTAGATTCAAGTGGTGCAGATGGTACTGCATATCTAACACAACCAGTAGTACAGGCACAAAAACCAACATTTAATATTTCTAGGGAATCAAGATTATTAAGTGGAAGAGGAAGTGTAAAAAATGCCGCTGATACTATAGTTAATTTAAGGGGTGGTACAGTTACTGCACCTTTTGAAATGGTTGCAACACCAAGAACATTAGCTCAACACGCACTTTTAGTGGGTCAAGAAAACACTCAATCAGGAACAATTAACCACTCAATGAAAATAGATGGTTCAAGTAATCTAAATTCTATGGGTGGTTCTGTTTCTGGAGGAAAACCTCATAGTTGTAATCTTGCTTATTATCCTGCCGCTGGTGAAGGTATTAAAGTTACAGGGGTAGTAGTATCTGATATGACTATAACTGGCGATGTGGGAGCGAATAATGGGCTTGTAAGCATTAGCGGTAATTACTTTAGTGGCTTCAGTAATCCAGTTGCTACAGGAACAGCATTAGAACAGACTTTTGATGGTACTTGGGTTGATGCACAAACTACATACTTTAATGTTATGGACTTTGATACCAGAACTTTGGATGTAGAAGGAGAGGCAACACAAACATTTATTATGAAATCATTTACTTTTAATATCTCTAATGGTGTTAATAGGGTTGGTTTTAATACTAATGGTGATGCTGAAGTCTATGTATTTCCTGAATATGTTGTTACTGGTAGCCTAGTTATCAAATATGATGATGAATTTGATTATGGTGCAGATAATAATGTTATCCAAGACTTTCTTGATGGTGATACAATGACACTAAATCTAATTAATGGTGCTGGTAATGATGCCGCTGGTGAAATGGAAATCACAGCAGAAATACAATATACTGGTGATCCGGGTCAAGACCTTAGTGAAACTGGTGTATTTCATACATTAGAATTTGAGTGTGTTCAAAATGGGTCAAATGAAGCATTTAAGTTAGAAACATTTGAGAATAGTGCAATAACAACTTGGTAAAATAATTGGGAGGAATATATTATGATAGTTGAAACAAAGCATGGTGAGTTTGAAGTAAATGATATTACTAGAAAACAAAGAAGAGATCATTATAAAAAAGTAAAGCTAGTTTTTAGTTTACAAGACGATGATCCAAAAAAACCTGAATTATTACATGACCTTGCAGATGAATTTACCTTGTTAGCTTTTAAAGATGAAAAAGAAGCAGAAGAAAAGTTGAAAGGATTAGATGCTATGCAAGAAGATGAAGTTTTAGCTAAAATAATAGTAGCATATATGGGTCTTGATATGGGAAACTCTACTGGCGATTGAGGTGTGCAGTTTGGTTCACTCAATTAGGCTTTCCAGATAATCTTTTAGATTATCCTTACACAGCTCGGTCGCCTGTTACCAATAAAAAGATTGTTTTTGAAAATGATAAAATGGTTGAAGCTGAAATAGGAAAAGTGTTAAATCAAAAAGGTGTAGAAAAGTTTGGCATAGGTCAGACTTTATACTATGAAATGCCTTTTTTTTGCAATCCTAAAGAACATATAAAAAAGTGGGTTTGGGATATATTAGAAGATTATAAACTTGCCACAACTTACAATGTGCCTTTAGGAAAAGACTTTGATTCTATTTCTACTTTTAAACTTGACTGTTTTGGTGTAATTGAACAAGAAATAAACAATGTAAGCAAACATAAATCTGATGGCTAAAAATTTAATATTAAAAGTTGGTATAAAAGGTGCTAAGAAAACTACAGGAGCATTAAAAAGTGTAGGGTCAGCAGTTACAAGTATAGGAATAAAAGCTGGTATTGCGACTGCTGGTTTTGGTGCTTTTTCTACTAAGTTAGCAGGGGACTTTCAAAAAAGTCTTTTAGAAGTATCTACATTACTTAATAAAACTACTAACAAAGATTTAGATAAAATGTCTAAAGAACTTAGGGCTGTAGCAATGAGTTCTGGTGTGGCTTTAGATTCTCTTGCAAAAGCAAAATATGACATTGTTTCTGCTGGTTTTAGTAGTGTGGCGGATAGTGCAGAAGTATTAAGAGTTTCTAGTGATTTAGCTGTTGGTGGTGTAACAAGTGTAGCTGAAGCCGCAGACCTACTAACTACCTCATTAAATGCTTTAGGTCTTAGTGCTAATGATACAAATAAAGTAGCAGATCAATTATTTACTACTGTAAGGTTAGGTAAAACTACCATGACAGAATTAAGTGCTAGTTTAGGTCAAGTGTTACCATTTGCTAGATCAGCGGGATTAGGTTTAGATGGGGTAGGAGCGGCTATGGCTACCCTTACAGCATCAGGTATCAGTACAGCACAAGCTACAACATCATTAAGAGCAACTTTAGTATCATTACAATCTCCAGCAGAAAGTTCTAAAAAAGCAATGGCTGAAGCTGGTATAGAGATTAAAAGGTTTGATGATGGCACATTAGATTTAGTTTCTACTATAAAACAATTTCAAGGTATTGATCCAGATACATTAAAAAAGATTATTCCTAGAGTAGAAGCTATATTAGGTATTCAGACTATGGCTCAAAACTTTACAACATTAACTGATAATGTACAGGAGTTTGCTACTAGTTCTGAAGGAGCTACTGAAAAGGCATTTAACAAAATGTCTAGTGGTTTTAATCAACAGATGTCTATGTTAAAAAACAGTATTCAGTCTGTAATGATTGAAATTGGTAATGTTATCATTGAGATAATACAGCCAAAAATTGAAGAGGTAAATAAAGAATTTGCAACATTAGGTGAAATAGGCTTTGATAATTTAGGTAGTGCAGTAAAAGATAGCTTACCAGTTATAATGAACGCTTTTAAACAAGTTATGTTTACTGCTTTTGAAACTATAGAAGATCGAGCAAGTTTAATGGGGTTAGTTATTAAAGAACATTTATCTGATGCTATTCCTTTTATTGATGGAGATTTTAAAAAAATAGAAGAAATTTCTGAAAGTTTAAAATTAAAAAGTAAAAATGATGCTGATTTTATTGCTCAAGTTTTTAAAAATATGTATGGGACAATTAAGTTTTTTGCTGAACAAAGAGCTAATGACGATTTTGATTTAAATGATGCAATAGTTGAAAACTTTGAACAAAGTGCAAATGCAAAAGCTAAAATTAGTGAGGGTGAACTTAATTTAAGAAAACAATTAAATGAAGTATTCAAGCTATTGCCAGTAGAATTAAAAGAAACAGAAAAATTAACTGATGAAGAAAAATTAAGCGCAAGGGAAGAGTTTAGTGCTTTAAGTAATGAATTGTTTTTAAACGATGCAGATCAACAGAAATTAATTTTATCAGATCAGTTAAAAAGATTTAGATTAGCTGGAATTGAAGAAGAAAAAATAAAAAAATTAACAAGTGAAAGAATTAAACAAATAAGGGCTGATGAAATTAGCTTTAATGCTAATGCAACTTCACAATTAATAGGTGGCTTACAGCAATTAAATACAGCTTCAAAAGGTAGTGCTTTAGTAAGTAAGAGACTTGCACAAGTACAAGCAGTTATTGATACATTTGCTGGAGCAAATAAAGCGTTGGCATCTGCACCTCCACCTTTTAATTTTGCTTTAGCCGCCGCTGTTACTGCAACAGGACTGGCTAATGTAATGAAAATAGAATCACAAAGTTTTGCAGGGGGTGGAATTGTTCAGGGCATTAATAGTGGTCAAGGTGATACAGTTCCAGCTATGCTAACACCCGGTGAAGTCATTTTAAATCAAGCACAACAAGAAAATCTCGCTGGTGGTATGGGTGGTGTTACAGTAAATATTCAAGGTGATTTTTTAGGTGGTGAAGAACAAGCAGACAAATTAGCAAATATAATTGAAGATAGAGCTAGATTAGGATTTAACAGGATTTCTACTAATGCTTAGTTTTCCAACTTCCCTAACTAATGAAATAGCTAGAGATTCAAGTGATTTAAAATATTTAGTAAAGTTAGAAAGAAGATTAATTGCTTCACCATATACTACTTCATTTATTTATTTTAGTAATGTTGATTGTACTGTTTATGATGATGATGAAGGTGAAGATGTTACTGTATTTGGCTCACTACAATCTGATATAAAAATATCTGAAAGAATTGATATTAAAACTCATGTATCTTCTGTTGGTGGTTTTTCAATAAAATTAATTGATTTAAGTCATGCAAATGTTTCAGACATATTTGCAACTCATGACATTTTTAATAGACCAGTTGAAATATTTTTACTAGATAAAACAAATGATACAAGCAATGGCAGTTTATTATATAAAGGTATTTGTGGAGTGCCTACCTATACACAAAATGCAATTACTTTACCAATAGAAAATAGCACATCTAATGTTAATTTAGAACTAGGTCAAGACAAAATAACTGAAGCTGATAAAGTAGTTGCTGACCCTCCAAGCAAATCTTTAGGTAAATCAAAACCTATTATTTATGGCGACCATGTTACAAACATTAATAATACTACAGTTGCTAATGCAAATTTTAGCAAAAAAACGAATTTAGTTCCTTGTGTTGATATGGGCGAACATAAAACAGCTACTCAAAGTTTTAGTAACTGGTATATTGCAGGACATGAGTGTAAATCTATAGATGAAATGTGGGTAAATGATACTGATGTAAATGATTTAGCTCAAATTAAGACCTTTACAACAGTAACAAACGATTCAACTAAATGTGTAATCCAACATGAAACATTAGGGAGTAGATACTTATATATGTATCCTTCTGGAACATTTATTAATAAGCAGGAAAATGGTGCAACAGTAACAAATGCTGATAATGTTTTAGATTTTGATTTAACAACATTTGCAACTTTATCTGCTCAAGATGTAGAAAATGTTGGTCAAGTAAAAAAAGCAGAATTAGATATTCAATTTTTTAGCGACCCTTTTGGGTTTTTTGAAGGAAATTTTACTAATTCTAATATAATTGGTATAAAATTTTATGTTAGGTTGAATTATTCTCATCAGGGATCAAGTGGCAATGAAGAAGTTAAAATAATAGATATTGATTCTTTTTTTGGTTCTAATATAGATATTAGAGGATATACTAATGATACAATTTTTAACGAAGTAACTCCATCCAGCACAAGCCTTCCCGGTCCTACTGTTAGATTCAGGGTGCATAGTGGATATGAAGGAGATACTTTTCCAACTAGAATTTTAAAAATTTATGGATGTTATTTAAGAGTTGAATATACACCTTTAAGTAGAGGTGATGTTTTTTTTGGTGGGACTGGTAGAAAAGATGATGGCTCTGGTACTGTTACAGGGTCAGCAAATTCTTTAATAGAAAACCCTAGCCATGTTGCAGAAGATATAGCAAGAAATTATATGAGTTTGTCAACCAACAGTATAAATACATCATCTTTTGACAATGTAAATACAGAGCTTAGTTCAAATTATAAATTATCTTTTTTTGTAGATAGCCCTATTAATTCAAAATTATTACTAGAAAAAATAGGTTTTCAGGGTAAAAGTTTTTTTAGATTTGATAGCCAAAATAAAATAAGTGCTGATACTTTTTTTGCATCTCCTAGTGCAAATATTGACTCTATTACATTAGATGAAATAATTAATATAAGTTTTTCTAAAATAAGTCTAAAAGATTTAGTAAATAAATTATTTTTAAATTATTTCTTTGACTCTAATGAAAATGTAAAGCAATTAACTAGGTCTTATGATACAGCAAATACTGGTAGTCAAGCCAGATACAATGTAGTAAATGAAAAAGTAATAGATGCAAACTTTATAAAAACAGATACAACTGCTGGATTATTAGCAGATCATTGGGTAAAAGATTCATCAGATTCATTTTGGTCATTGCCTAGAAATATTATTGATGTTGAATTTATTACAAGTAGAAAAAACTTTTTAGCTTTAGAAGTTTCAGATGTTATTCAATTTGACCATAATTCATTAGATAGCTACAAAAAAATATATGGGTCTAGTTTTAATGGTAAAAAATTTAAAATTACAGATATTACAAAAAATTTAAAAAGTGTTAAAGTAAAAGCAGTAGAGGTTCCATAATGGCAAAAGCATTTTATTATGATTCTGTAGGCTTATTAGAATCAACTACAACTGATGGAAATGGTACAGATACAGATGCAGATAATTTATTTGTATTTACAGCAAGTTCAACTCTTATAAATGAGCAGTTTGCTATTGATCAAAATATAACAAATGCAGTTACTGGTTGGGCGCAGAATGAAGGTTTATCATTTAATTTAGGTAGTAGTAAGCCAGTAGATTTTTTAGCTCTTATTTTTAATGCTGATGAAAACGATAATTTAGTATTTGAACATGATACTGCTGGTACAGGAGAGTCTACTGCCAGAGTTTTAACAGTTACAGATAATTTTACAGCTAATAATTGGCTTATAAAAGAATTTTCAGAGGTATCAAAACAATACTGGAGAATTTTTGCTACATCTAGTGGTGGGCTTGTAGGCTTATCTGAAGTTCTATTTGGAAAAAAATTATCATTTGAAATAAATCCAGATTTAGGCATAAGTGAATCTGAAAAGTTTGGTACAGACCTTACAGAAAGTTTAGGAGGTGTGCAATTTGCTCTTAAAAGGCATCAACCTATAAAGACTATTACTTTAACATTTTCAAGCATTTCTAACACCTTTAAAACAAGCCTACAATCAATGCAAGACGAAGTGCAAAATTTTAAAAAATTTATTTATAGTGAAGATGGTACAACTGGTCCGTTTCATTATGTAAGACTAGGTAAACCAATAGATTTTAAAGAAGTATCAGTAAATAGATTTTCATGTACAATTAATTTGGTAGAACAACTTTCATGATTTTATTTTTAATAAAAAAGTAGTAAATTTGTCCCTATGGCTGGGAAGAAGAGGGTGTTTGCTCCAACGTTCATCCTGATATTCACAA